ACAGACTACTATGCCCAACTCTTCCCATAGTTTACCCTTCACCAAATCACCGACTTGCACTGATTACCTCCACTTTGCTCGCTTTGTACGGCACAGGTTGACCATCCAAGATCACCCACGTTGTAGGTGGCAGGCTCTCATAGAAATTAGCGACAGATTCGACCCGCTTAACAAGGTGAACCATACTAGCGCCTTTAATCCGTACCAAATCACCGACTTGCACTGATTGCCCTCGCAACTTTTCTGTCTGTTCTGTAATATGCGACGAATTTATCGCTATTCCAACCAGTGCGACCATAAACTTCGCCATCGTATTCAATGGCATGCGGTGTGCGGATAAAATCCATGTAGTCTGCTACATCGATTGTGACCACTTTTGCGCCATCGGGCAAAGTTTCTGCGTTACGCACTGTGAGAGCATTTTGAATTGGTGTTGCTTGCATGTTTTGCCTTTCTCGACTGTTTCTATAGGTATTATCTCATGAATTGAAGTAATTGTCAAGAACTTTTATTAATAATTTCTACTTTTTTTCGCCATGATGCGGCGATAACACCGCTACGATTGTCTCTGACTATTGGGTCATCGTCTTCATCAAAGCCCACAATTATGCCTGTACCCACTTTTTTGTGGTAAGAGTATTTCACTAAATCACCTACTTGCATTGATTACCTCCAAGCACCGATGGCGACAAAGGGATTTGGTGCCGTCAACAAACTGCACCCAATAATCGCCATGACATCTCTGTCCTGTGATGATGCCCACCATGTCCAACGAGCCTTGTTTATACCTAACCAAATCACCTACTTGCATTGACTAGCTCCAAATTGCGCCGTTGAAACCACATGCTATAGTTTTCGCCCTGAAGTATCGCTAACACTGGACCATAAGTTCGTTCATCCACCTCAATCACAACCCCATAATGAACAGTATCATCTCTTCCGGTATATTTTACTAAATCGCCTCTTTTCATGTTATTTGCTATTTTTTGGGTTTATTGTTTTGCTTGCCCTCGACCATTCTTTTGGCCAATTGAGGTCTGTGCGATTGCATTGCCATCCTACATCATTTGTTTTCCAACAAACAAACCTAACATTTCCTCTGTTTTCATCATGAAAGAATCTCAACTCTTCTTTTGGTGCCTGAACGGTTATGGCACATCCTGTAAGCATCAACAGTGCTAGACTAATCAATATTCTCATTAACAACTATCTCCAAGTCTGTTTTTAAAAATGGGTATGTATCTTTATGTGTGTGTACCCAATACAATTCATATGTTCCCGATGCTCCCGGCAATATATGAGTTACGATGCCAATTTGTCCTTTATATCGAGCGTGACCTGTTACGCGCACTAAGTCACCAACCTTCATTTTATACCACTTTTACACGGCTGGGACGTATAGCCCTGACTATTTTGCCTGTGGATAAACAAAGGAGATCGAGCCTTAAACCTCCGGTGTGGTCAATTCCGTGCCGATATTTTTGAAGCACTTGATAATATCCACGATACAAACTGCGCTGCACTAAGGCTCCTGCTTCCAATGGGTGTTTAGTCAAAGTATTTCTCCTCTATGAATTCAATTAGAAAGCCCAATGGTATAACTATTGCTGCCCACCATAGAAGGGCATATATTGCGTCCCAATCCGCATATTGCATGGTTTACTTGCCTTCGATGATGTGAAGCTCTCGACCATTTCCTAAACGTACATATTCAAGACCACAAGCATCAAGAAACCGTTTCTTATCAAAACGAGGATTTGTCTTTTGAAATGCCTGTGCGAAGTCTAAGGCCAATGCTTGTGCAGTATGGCTAGTGGTGTGCAATTTGAGGATGTCTGCAATCATTTTAAAGTCTTTTCTGGTCATTTTTCAATCCTTTTCCAGTTGTTGATGTATACATTATCTCATAAAATGTGTTGTTTGTCAAGTATATTTTGAATAAAAGGGAAAAAAATTTCCGATACGAGTTTTACCCTTTCTCGCCCTCGAACATCAAGTCATCGACGTGCTCGCGAACGTTGACACCATCTGACCATTCAACTGTGAGCCATTTTCGACCATGAATTGTTTTGACCCTTCCTGTAAGATGTCCATATTCTTTGCTTTCTCTGTATCTAACAATCTCGTTTAATTTCATGTAGATATATAGTTTCTACATGAAAAAACTTCATTTTACCCTTTAGCAACCATTTTGACGTAACTACGATGAATCCATACACTTCCAGCGTTCATGAAGACAACTTTAACTGTGTGAAGCCTTTGGTTCTGTGCTGCAACATCCACTACAATTCCCGTTCTATCTCTGTATCGCCTACACCAAAGAATCCCCCTTCCTTTGCTGGATAGTTCTACTAGGTCGCCAATTTTCATTCTATTCTCTTTTCTCAAAGAATGTCGGTACCATTGTAATTACAGCAATTAATACAAACGACAAGACAAAATAGCCTATTTCTTCACTGTTCAAAACGTCAATTCCCTTCTAAAGTTAATGTCCCAAGAGCACAGGTCGCCCATTATTTCAACGTCGTCGTGCTCTTCGCCTAAACGTACAAAACGATAATGTTCATATGAATTTGCTAAATCCTCAAAGTCATCAAGTTCGCACTCTGCAAGAAATTTCTCAATAGCGCTTACCTCTGGAAAGCTCTCGTACCACTTGATGCCACTCCAATAAACAAAAAATGTGCCTTCACCATCATAATCCTCATCCATTTTATCATGATCCTTGAAGACCATCACCTGAGCCTCTGGACATTTTGCAAAGACTGTCAAGAAACGTGGCATTAATTCTTTACTTACTGCTAAAGCAACTTCTGAACGATAACCCATTATTTTTCCTCCGAGTGAGCGCAAAGGCCAAGATCGATCAACTGAGAGGCTGTTCGACCATAGTGTCCTTGAAGGCTCCAAGCTAAACCATTGTTAATTAGTTCCTGAAAGAATTCAACCACTTCTGTGGTGTTCATTTCTCCATTCTCGTAACGAATAATCTTATCAACCATACTGTTCTCCGAATCGTTTGTTGGTGTCATTATTATACCATGTGGAATTCAGCTTGTCAAGCCTTTTGTGATAAAAACTGACCATGTTGGGTAAGTGTTCGCTACACCAGAAGAAAAGAATTCATCCAGCCTACATTCACGCAAAGCACCATTCTTCAAATTGAGAAAGATAAACCTAAACTTATCTTTCAGCACTTCTGCGTTGTGCTTCTCTGCGCCTGTCAAGGTGAATCCCAATCCAGACCAATTCTCCTCTACAGGCGACTTCCTTTCCCTACCAGCAGTTTTCAGTTCAAAAAGTGTAATGTTTTCGACTGCTTCTGCCAATTGGTCTGGATTATTAATTGTCTCTGTATCGGATTCTTTAATCAAATCAAAGCCTTTCGCTCGTATTTCTTTTCCTACTTGTGCGTAGGCTTTGACAAGATTCTTTCTTTGCTGCGACGTTGGGCGAACAAAACCATGCTGACGCATCGTTGTCCATGAGTCTGCTTCGTTCTGCTTTCCCGTATTATAGCTTTTAGCGTTGTTCATGGCTTGTCCAAGTCTCCGTCAAAACACCATTTTCATACGTGTAGAAACGCTCTGGAGCAATCTCTACGCCAATTGGAACCATTACCTCGACTCTTACCTCGCCTTTCTTTGGGCGGCCTCTGGGAGCCTTTTTAAGCCATCCTGAAGCCTCCATCTCAACGAATGTCACTGTCTTGGTGAAGTGTTTTCTTGGTCTGCCACGTCCACTTTGATGGATGCGAACAGACTCTTTTTTCTTTGTTTCCTCTGAAATGAATTTTTCAATCATCTCGTGTACTTTATCTTCATCACTCTCAAAGAACATTTCTTCGTCAGTATCAAAAGAGTAGTCGTCGTAAGCTAAATCAAACATATTATTTCACCGCATTTGCTAGAATTTTGTCAGAATGCCACTTGATTGTACCGGGACGACAAGTGATCGTCTGAATTTTGTTGTTGACAAACACAGTCAACTCATTGCGCCCCACTGCCGTAACAATGGCATGCTTCTTGTTGACAGTAATGAGACTTCCAACAGGTGGTAAGCCATCTTCTGTCAATAGGCCCGGATTCTGAATCTTGAGAAACGGGCGTTTCTGGTTTGGAACATAGAGCAGACCATTCTTTTCGTTCAACACAAGTTTAGTTGTCTTTGGCTTACCGTTCAAAGAAGAATACTGCTTTCCCTCGACAGTCCATTGTTTACCCTTCTTGGTAGCCTTCTCCACCTTGAAGATAATCGTCCTGTACTTGGGGTAGGTTCGGTAGGTTTGGAGTTCTCCGTTTACCTGCACTGCCTCTTCACGAGCCTTCACTCGACCTCGACCAGTCCCAAAACACCACTTTTTCATTAAAATATCGTCTGCTTTCATATTAGCACCCCTTTGGAGCGACAAATACGCTGGTTAGAATTGAAGCGACGGCGAACATAGATAGAGCAATTACAATCATTTTATTTCCTTTTTTTTCGATTGTTTCTGAATGTATTATCTCACATTAAATGAGATTTGTCAAGTACTTTTTTGAAATTTATTTGCACCCATCGATGCAATTTTGAAAAACAAGAGTAGGAAAGCCCATTCCGTCTGGTGCATAGTGATTACGCACCGATGCACCAACAAGGCCACAACTGTCACAGACACCTATTCCAACCTCTGAAGGCTGGTCCTCTGCCATGAAAGCCTGAAAACGCTCAGAGCGCAGCTTGTCAGCTTCGATAGCAGCATTCACGCGAAAAGCGTACTGCCACTCGCCATCTTGTACGGCAACATCGACGGCTGGCATACCATCGACAATTGACTTCATGACATTCATAGCCAAGCGAGTCGAAGGAGCAACAACAGAACCATCGGCCAACGTAGCGCGAGCCTCATTAATCCACTGACGAGCGGCACGAAGGCGAGCGCGTTTTCCGGTCGCCATCTCAACAACAGAAGCAGAAGGAGCAGGGAAAGTAGGAATGTTTGTCATGTTCTTGAATCCTTTCTCGATTGTTTCTATAAGTATTATCTCATATAAAACAAGGTTTGTCAAGAGTTTTTTTCACGCCGTTTAACTTTTTTTTCATCTTGAATACAAAAGAAAAACGGGCCGCTGTCCTCGTCGCGCCACTTTACCAGACTCCTTTTATTTGTTGCCTTCAAGAGAGTCATTGAAGGTTTGTTTATGTGATCATATATCCACTTGGCCGCTTTTCTTTTCGATATTTTTATTGTCACATGAGTTTCATTTGTCACGTACCTCCGCTATTAGGAATAACACCATCCATGCCAAGATGACCAAAGCCATTAATTTACCTTGCTGCACTGATTACCTCACAGTCAGAAGTGACTAGCCAAGCTATCCTTCCGTTGTCATTGACAACTTTTACTGTGCCGCCAGCATGATTCACCCATAAGACTATGGCAGTGCAGCCTGTTATATATTTTACTAAATCCCCAACTCTCATTTGTACAGTATATCAAACCTCACTGCATCTGTCAAGTTATTTCTTAGCTTTTTTTGCCTTTTTCGCCTTTTTTCTACGTGGCTTGCCCCATGCACTGATAGCTACAAAGTCCGGTCCACGCTCATCCTTTGGCAACTTTGTTACCCCATTTTTCTTAACAAATTCAGCAAGTTGTCTTAATTCTTCTTCTCTAGTCATCATTTCTCCTATTTTTTTGATGATTCTTCTCTCCAGATGAACAGCACAATTGCTGCCACTGGTATCAATAAGCCCAATAATTCCACTAATCTTCCTCGCATGCGCCGCAATGACAACCGGGATTAGGGCAATTTTCTTTCACACTTTCGCGCAGTTCCTGTGACCACTCGAATGAATCTTTGAAGTCGTCCCATGTTTCGTCAAAGATGTCCGGTGCATGCCGATAATCATCGACAAACTGAGTGGTGACGTATACTTCCAAGTCCTCACGGCTCCAGCCGCTAAGAATTTTAGATGCTAGTTCAAGTCTGTTCTTTTCATTGTTTTCAGGATATGCCATTTTAAGCTCCAATATGGGAAGTGTCAGCAGTCCAATTTTCTTTCTCGCTCGGCTCGTCGTGATGCAGATGCAGCATCTCCACCCGCAGAAACTCAGTTTCGCCTGTCAATTCGGGCCATGCTTCGATGAGAGCGTCATCTTCGAAGGTTGGATGCTCTTCACCACAAACGTCCAACGAAGAATACTGTTTGCCGTCGATATGCCAATCGTCAAGCGTTTCACGCGCCCATGCCGCAAGTTGCTTTTTTGCACCAGTCTCAGTTGTGTGAGCAGAGTTATCAACACCGTGCTTATGTTCCCGGACTGCAAGATAAATTGTTTTTACCATGTGTTTTCTCCCCATAGGAAAGGCTTACGACGTTGACCCTTTTCAAAGAAGTGGTTCTCATCGTAAAGTAGGCCGCTTCTCCATTCTTGCGGCATGCCTCTTTCAATACTGTGAGATGACACAGGCCCAAGCACTTTAAGGCTATCTCGCTCTAAATTGACGCAATACCATCGTGTTCTATCTGTTGCGCTCATGAGTGTGAACTTGAAAGTCTGCAACTCGTTGATGTTTTTCCACTCAATCTCTTTTACGATTCCCACGCGGTTGTTGTGCCAATCGACAACGCTAACCAAGCTGCCAATTCCCAGACCTTCAGCAATCAAGCGGTGTCTAATCTCACGACGACTGATTTGTAAAGCGTTTGCAACTTTAATTCTGTCCTCTTTCATTATAGGGCATGTTCGACGAGTGTGTCCTGTTCCACTACAGTAGGAACATCGACGGTTTCGAGATTTACGTGTTTGTTCCCGTTTTGCTTCATAAGAATCTGGGTTATCAGCAATATACTTCTTTCTTTCTTCGCACCCATTACGATTGTGGCCTTTGCTGTAGCACCAACTACATCTTACTGTGCCGTCAAAACTCATGTATTTTTCTCCTTTTCCTACGAGTTCTTGTATATTATCTCACAAGTTCGCGAGAAAGTCAAGTATTTTTTTGATTAATTTTCAACGTCAATTGCGAGCACTCGCTCGTTAGTTTTAAAGTACGGATGTCGAGCGTAGTATTCTGTGGTCATCCACATGCGTTGACATTTTGAAGCCTTTGGTTTTGGTGCCATCAAGTCAGTCAGAACGATGTGACCATCAAAGCCATGCTTGTTGACATATTCAGTCGGTGCATCAAAGTTGGTGCCACCGCACAATACACGTTCCCACTTTCTATTCTCGCCTTTCTTCCAAACGTACACCTTTTCCTCGAACACTTCATCATCAAAGGGTATAACAGTAAACTCTGCTAGTTTAGCTAACTTGTTGAGTTCACTAAAGAAAGCAGCCAACATATTGTCACTAACAGAGCCACTTTGATCGATGCTGATAGCGATGTTGGCACGTCGAGTAACCTTCTTGCCAGCATGAATGTATGCGTAACGCTTGTTGAGGCGTTTGACAGTGCTTCTTTGACTTGCACGACGAGAAGTCTTTACGAAGTAACGAAGAACCTTCTTCCAATCAACCTTTGTGGTCAGACGCTCCAGAATCTCTTTTTGCATCTGAGAAGTGACACTGCCCCAACCTTGCCCAGAATTCTGTGCGTCTTTCGCAGCTTCCTTCAGATACTCTTTGACGCGCTCTTTCGCAATCTCATTTGCAGTTGACTCGCCTTCGCCCCAGCCGTCATGACAGTCGAAAGAATCTTCAGGCATTTCAGAACCACTGCCAGACCCATCACCAGAACCGTTGCCTTCGCCCTCTTCGCCTTTGTCATCATCTTCTTGTTCTTTATCCTCTTGACCCTTCTTCAACATCTCGAAGTAAGCCTCCGCAGAGAGATAGCGAGAGTATTCAGCAAAAGGACCAACTCCCGGTACGCATGCTGCTTCAGGTAAGTTATTGATATGACAGTTAATTGCCAAATCACAGGCGATGTTCCAGAGGCGAGCCTCTTTTGGTTTCACATCTTGGCCTGTCCACGGTTTGCGGTCTGTAACATGCTGAAAGATAAGATGATAAAACTCATGAATGAGTACAGCAGTGCGCTCTTCGTCAGTCAACGTCGCGAAAAAACTGGGATTGTACACCATCTCGAATCGAGCAGTGTCAGGATTGACACGTACACCAGCAGTTGGAATGGCAGTACTCGCAGCCTTAGAAACTCTACGGCTGAGAGAGGCGAAGAACGGCTCCTGCATCAAAAGTCGTGCAGTGTGCCGATTCAAGTCAAACGTTTGATTTGTCTCATTCATGTATACATTATCTCACAGAAGTGATGATTTGTCAAGGAAAAAAGTGAAACCCCACCAACTTTTTTTGGTGGGGCTTTTTAGTTTATTCAGTTTTGTTACCAGTGAGAATTTCAACGATGTAGGAAGAAACGCGAACACCGTTGGAAGCAGTAGCCATGTGAAGTCGTTTGGTGTTTTCCAACACGTCACCTGCTCCAATTAGTTGCCATAGCTTCATGAATGCCTCTGACGGAATCGTCACGGCATAGTCTGCCAAGTGCTGGACTTCATTATCCAAAAGTGCCTTCTTGAAGGTATCTTTTGCATCCATCTTCTCAATCAAGGCGCAATGCTCATTGATGTCGAAAGTGCTTGTTGCGTCAATCTTGCCGTCCACAAGAACATCTTCGACGGTAACAACTCTTTCGTAATTCTTTACGAAGTCGTTGAAACTAACAGCAGCCTCGAAGCCAACAAAGCCAGTTGCAAGGTTGAATAGAAGCGGTGAAGCCTCTTCAAGCAACCCACCTTTATCAAGGCAGTCGTTCAGTCGTTTCCAAGAGCGACGAGAGGGATAAACCTTGTTAGGCTCATAATCGTCTGTATGCTCCAAGTGCTGACGGTTCTGATTAATAAAGTCCCAAACAATGCCAGCAACATTGTTTTTACCCCAATCAAGCCAGTCTTCAACAGAAGGCTCAACATCGAAAACTGTGTAACGGTCCAACTCCGCAGGGTCCATCTCGTTCACTTGATACTGTGAACCGTGCTCACCACCGTTTACAGCGGCGATGACGATGGTGTCCTCATGTAGAGTCCATCCAGCAATCTTTCGGCTATCAGTTAGCTCGAAAATGCCCTGACGGACTTCGGTTGTAGCCCTGTCCACTTCGTCGAGGAACAATACCACAGGCTCTGTGCAGGACTGAATGAGCCAAGAGAAAGGCCGAAAAACAGAAGCCTGTTCGCCGTTAACTTCGACCAACTCAGGCGAAGGCATACCTAACAGGTCGCCTTCGGTCATCTGAGACGCACGACGCTCAACTACTGGCAGACCCATGCTCTCGGCCACTTGATATACGACCTCGGATTTGCCGACTCCGTGACGACCACGAAGTAGGATGGGTTTTCGGACTGCCACTACATGAGGGGCGCAAGAGAGAAATGTTTTAAAGTCAATTGCCATGTCGAATTAAGCTCCTTTGTTTTCCGACCTTTCTGAATATAATTATCTCACACGAAAAGAAAAAAGTCAAGTACTTTTTTCTCTTTTTTTCACTTTTTTTCTAAGTGTGCGTATTAGAAAGGAATTCATCTCTCGCATCATTCCATTCTTCTTCGCTTGCGGTGGGACTAGCCTCGAAAAGAAGCTCACCATCCTCACTGTATCCCACTGTTATCAATCCCTTCTCATACATCCTCAATAGTGTAAGAGAAAGGTCATCATCAAAAGAGCCTTCAACGCCATCTGAAAGGTTGGCAATTGCAATGCGGTTTTGATAGTCTGCGAAGTCTACAACATTATCACTACTCATTCTGAAAGTCTCCTTTGTGCCTCCCGGCAACTCATTATCTTGGACACATTATCTCACATCTTTTCTGAAATGTCAACAACTTTTTTCACTTTTTTTGAATTAAAATGGAATATCCTCGGAAGTCTCGGAAAAGACTGTCTTTTTAGCCTTTTTCTTACGTTTGCTGTTTTTAATATGTCGCTCTTCGACAACAAGAGTGTTTGCTCTCCCATATGGAAGAATTCTATACTGCTTTCCACCCTTTGCAGCAGTGACAACCTCTGAGAGCGTTTCTAGGACGAGACATGGCACATTAGCCAAGTGTGCATAGATATAGTTGTGGGTTTGGCCCTGACGAAGCTCCACTGTGCTGCCTATGGCGTATTTAGGCGCACTGTTGACAGATGCTAACACCTTCTTGGCATACTTGTTTTCGCACATCTTCTTATACGCATTCTGAGTAGGTACGAAGTCAGGGTCGTGAAGCACCTGAGAGGACAAGCTGCGGAAGTATTGTGATTTGTTATAATAGGTCGCACAAACCATTGCAATTGCACGATATTTTTCAGCATAATCTCTCGCCCAATTCTCAGCGGCTTCAATTCCCTCTGAAGAGCATTTTTCCTCGCAACGACTGAGCACTGACAACTGCTTTTCAGAAAAATTGCGACCACGATTTGCTTGGTCAAGAAGAGATTCGCAGAACCCAGCCTCCCAATTAGAAAGTAGACTATGTTTTGAATGAACACTCAACACTTGGTTAATTCGTTCGATGAATTCTCGTTTCATTTGGTTCCTTACTCCTACCACGTTCTTTTATAATTATCTCACACCAGAATGAAATTGTCAAGAGAAAAAAAACAAAAAAATAAAAAAACTATGCAGAAGAGATGACTGTGAGCCATTGCTTGCCCATCACCACCTCATCTTGAATATCAGGACAAAAGATCACCACTGAACCTGCAAAGCGGCGGCCTTTCACCTCCATGCTTACAATTATACTAGGTGTGCCATCATTTGCTGGTCCAACTAGAACTAGGTCGCCCACTTTCATTTTAAATTGGACGCGGCTAAGTATGCGATACCGCTGGGCAAATCCCCTTCGACGATGCCGCCGTGTTTGGCACACACAAGTGTTATCCGATCCGATGGTACATAGGGATAAACCGTGTTGGTCGGTCTTTCAGGGTTTTCAGCCCAATTCAGGAGCAACGGCTCTTCTTCTGATGGGTATCCCACTTCAGCTTCTGTATATTTTTCCGCGCTATCGATACGAGGGCTACAATATGCGTGTGCGTTCGCTTGAACACTCATCGTAAATCCATCGGCGCAAACTATAGGTTTATTTTTACTCATTATAGGTTTATTTTTACTCATGTTCACATGATACACAAAAATAAAGTATTTGTCAACAAAAAAAATTAAGAAATTTCTTCGTATGAAGTAATGCTAACTAAATCAACCATTTGATTCATATAGGCTTCAATCAAATCATTTCTTCGTCTCTTTCGCGCTCCCTTTATATCTTCTCTCAGTTGAACAATGGCTCTCTCCGCATTTATCAGATATTCACAAGCTGAAACAACAACTGATATTGTAGCCTTTACCATTGAATTGGATTCAGAAGAAAAATATATATCTTTTCCTTGTGCATTCTTCAGTGCCATTTTGATCTCAACAGGAGATGCAGTCTTACGCACATTGGTCTTAAATTTAACTTGCATAACAAAATCATCAAAACCTACTTGGCTAAGTGAGCGATATTGTTCAGAAAATGCACTAACCATAGTAGTGAACAAAGCATCAACTGCACCTTCGCCTGTGCCTTCAATAAAAATATCATCCCACTCGTTTGAAAATGCAACACTGCACGAGATGCTAGTTTTTTCTCCCTCTCTGAGAGTGAAATTTCTAACAAATAAATTTACATACTTTTCCTTTAGTGTGTCCCTAACAATCAATTGGCACTTCTTTTGTAGAAGTTCTTGGGGGTATGAAGTCAGCATCTATAGTAATTAGATTCCTCTGGCTGCTAGCCGAAAACATATTTCTAAATATTAGAAAAATAATGCGAGCCAATAAGATTCCGCAAACCACATCTATTAAAAAATGTTGTTTCAAAGTTAGCGTGGAAATTGAAATTAAAATTGCCCAACAAAAATATAATACCCTAAAAATTGAACATTGTCTACCTTTTTGTGACAATCCAACAAAAAAAGTTAATAACCAAGAAAATGTAACATGACCTGAAGGGAAAGTATTGTGCGCTCCGTCGATGGCTCTCGTAAACTCAACAAAAAGACCAGAAATAGTAGTAGTATCAACAAATCCTTCTCTTGGATAAAAGGATGGAAATAATATATAAAACAAGCAAAGTATCGTCCCAGCAAGTAAATTGGCATATGTCAAAGATAAAAATAACTCTCTTTTCTGAAACAATACAAAGCTCGTGATTACTGTAACTGGTATGATCGTGTGATATATCCAAATAAATTGAGGAATGAATGGGACTTTAGCATCCAAAAATGTTAATAGGTCATAATGGCTTGTCGTGATGGCAGATTGAATTAAAAAATAAAAGATAAAATATGGCACAAAGGCTAAAAAAACATACTTAGCTTTTATTCTAGTTGACAAAGAATGCACCTCCCTAGCAAACTTTCAAAATAAAGTTTCACAACATATAATTTGTGGGAAAGTGCGAATAAAAATTCACACCTCTATTAATACATATGTTCGGAAGATGAAAAAAGAATAATTATCTACTCTATTTGAAGATTTTTTCTTTAGATGTTGCAAAAAGTTTAGGTAAAAAAGATTTCTTTAGCTTCAAGAGCCGACTGAATTGAGCTTTTTGGCGTGCGTCTGTATAAAGTGCTGTTGGCTTTCGGATTTCACCGTCGATCATTTGTTCTCCAAAATCATAAAATTTAGATTTAGTAGATTTCTTTGGCGGCGCGGCACTTACACTCAAAGAAAATATAGTAAAAACCACTATCAATAATAATCTCATTAATTATTTCTTCCTTGTTTTAAATAGTTTGTCGGGCCACTCAACGGTAACTCCATAATTGGCATCTTGATTTCTTCCCATGTGGTGATCATAGTGCCACGGAATATTCTTTTTACCCCACTCAACATCAATATGTGCCTTTCGGTGCATATAAAAATAACGACAAACATAAAGCACGAGGCCAAGAAAAAAATACGGCTGAATAAATAAAAATATAGAGTGCGCCCAAATCAATAAAAATAACGAAAATAACTCTTTCTTAACGGGCTTTGACATTGGACGCTTAGTATAGTTTGCATCCCTGTTTTCGTTCTTTCTGCACGTTTTGTGGTGAGAATGCCAATGAAAAGAAAATACACTTTTTTTCCTTTTCCCAAGACCATGTAAAATATATTTATGAAGTGCCCATTCAGACAATCCTCCATAAATATAGGCCATTAGAAACCAAAAGGAAATATATATAATTTCTGCCATAAAGTAAGTAGGTTCTAATGAAGAGAAATAGAATAATTATTGTTAGCAATATTCTCTTTAGAAATTACCAACGCCTTCATGTACATAGTAAACTGAAGTGCTAGAGTTTCTGAAATAATAAAACAGCTTGTACCTTTGTCATAATTTTCTTCATCTGCCATTTTGTGAATGACTTCTTCCATGTTGTGAAGAAAACTAAAATATTCACAAAGCATGCTTCTAATATACATTGGAAGAGCTTCTTCTGGGTCGAACAGAAGGTTTTCCAAAATATTTCTATCACTCTCAATTTTATAAAGATATGTCAACCACGTTCCTTCTTCAAAAGTATATACTATGTCCTTCTTTTTCTTCGACATGAATAATTTATTACCTCTCCTTCTCCCCAAAAATTTGGATTCTTTTTGTCTTCGGTTATTAATAGAACCTGAAGGCATTTTTTGTCTTCCTTATCCAGCACTTTAACTAAGTGTGGCTTTGGTCGAAACGTGCCGTAAAGAGACTTGCGCTTTCTTTTTTTACCATATCTACTCTTGGGTCTATGGTTTAAAAACTTAATACACTCTATCACAATCTCTTCCAAAGTCATACCTTGTTCAACGTAATGCTCGTAGTCCACAAGAATGTGTGTAATTATAATCCAGCATGTTTGATGTAACCCCTTTATCGAATAATATGGCCGTGCATAATGACCATACTTTTTATAAGGTGGGTTAGTTTTAAAATATCTATTTTTAACTACTGGAAGTAGCTTGCACTCAATCATCGCTTTCCTGCTCAAAATAAGCCTTTAAGTCGGTATAGCCTCCAATTAGTTTTTCCCTACCACTCTTCTCCAAAAAAATAATGGGAACGGTTGGATGCTCATAAAACTCCTTCAAGTTATCTAAACCTTCCGAATTGTTGTCCATAATGTGAATTGTATGGTCAACTCCTTTTTCCCAAAGTGCTTCTCGCGCCTTGACGCAGAAAGGACATTTAGACTTCACATACACTGTAAAATGTTTCTTAGTTTTCTCAACCATTTAACAAGCTCCTTTGATCTCCTCTGAGTTTCTTTTCCACAATGTGTGGTGCGCCAACTACAATTATCTCAAGGCCAGTTGAGCCCTTGTCCATTGTAACTTTTGTAAAAGTATGCTCATCTCTTAATTCAGGCGGCAATTGCCCCTCCTGAAGTTTTTTTGAGAATCTAGCGTCCTCCCTTAAAGAAACTACGTGTTTCGGGTTTACAAAAACCTCTCTTAGTATATGCCCCTTGGAACTTTCATATACTTCTACTAACTTTACCAAAATATCCTCCTATGCTTTAATATCATTTTCATTAACATACCACTCATCTCCCTTATACAGAACTTTTAAATATTTTTTATCTAATAAATTAGTCTCTGTCAATAAAAGATTTGTTGGCACCTTCAGTTTAAGTATCTTTATTGGAGAAGGCCCCACATATGTTTTTGTAAGGTCATCATGCTTTATGTTGTCATTAAACTTCAATAAGCTAACTTCTGAAGGTGCGTAAACTAAATCACCCACCTTCAACATTATTGTCAACACCTTCCGCTTGTGCTACGGACTGCTCCATAGCTTTAAGCTGTTTCATTTGCACCAATGTTTTTTGATACCCATTCAAAATATTCCAACAATCAAATAAAGAATGGTCAATTGAAGAGAGGTTTTCACGGCATTTCTCAATAGATGCAATTGCCGCATTCTGATTCTCACTGTTTACATTGCTTTGTGCTGTTAAAAAATTCTTACTGACATTTTCAACGTCATCCTCTACCTTCAGTAGAATTTCTTGAAGTATCTGTTTGATTTCATCTAATTCTACTGAGTAAGTTACATTTACACGCATAAACTACTCCTTTACTTACGAATAATTATATAACACAGAAAAATATTTGTCAAGGAAAATTAAAATAAAGTTTTATAAATTGTAGCTATTGTGAGGCCAGAAACACTTGTGATTATAATCCAAATGAGGCGAGAGGATGTTTCTTTCCAGCTTTCAAGCTCTCTGAGGCGAGCATAAAGTCCAGAATCAGGATTGTAGACCGCTTCTTTAATCTTACCAATATCTTCGGCCATCTCTTCCTGCTTATCTTTTACGGTATCTAATTTTTGCATAAGTTGATCAAATTTCCCATTCATTTCGGCAAAAGCGACGGCATCATCAGGCATTGGTTTGTCCTCCGGTCTACACTTATAAGTAGTCTCAGCCTTCTATAATGGCATGATTAGTTGTAATTAAAGTCGAGGCCACAGATGCAGCGTTTTGAACAGCACATCTAGTTACCCGAACTGGATCAATTATTCCTAATTCTACCAAATCAGCTAATTTACCAGTATTAAAATTAATCCCTTTATTCCCTTTTGCCCTCTCTACAAGAGAGATAAGAATATCAGGAGAATACCCAGCATTTAAAGCCATTTGTCTCAGTGGCTCTTTAACTGCTTCACAAATAATTTTTGCTCCAAGTTTTTGGTCGTCATTATCAGACTCTATTTTTAATTTACTTGACGCCCTGATTAATGCAACACCACCACCAGGAACTATACCTTCTAATTGTGCCGCGTTTACTGCCTCCAGAGCATCTTCAATTCTATGTCTCTTTTCTATCATTTCTACTTCAGTGGCTGCTCCGACGCGAATTACTGCAATGCCGCTTGCAAGTCTAGTAACTCTTTCTTGAATCTTTTCACATTCATGCAAGCTGTCAGTTTCTTTTATCTCCGCTTTTAGAAGATCAATTCTCTTTTCTACATCATCTATAGCGCCTTTGCCTCCCACAATTGTAGTGAAAGACTTTGAACTTTCAATTGTTTTGGCTCGACCAAAATGTGTTAATTTAACATCTCTTAATCTTAAATTGTTTTGACGAGTTATAAATGTTGCGCCAATTGAAAGGGCTAAGTCTTTGAGAATATTGCGTCTTTCTTCTCCATATCTCGGTGCTTTAATACCTGCAACGCGCATTGTTCCACGCATCGCATTCATTATAAGTGCTGCCAATGCTTGTCCTTCAATGTTTTCTGCAACAATAATAAATGGTCTTCCTTCTCTGGCTGCGATCTCTAATGCTGGCATCAAATCATCAACAGAATCAATCTTCTCATCCGTCACTAAAATAATTGGCTCATCATATTTAACGACACCTCTTTTTTCATCTGTTACGAAAGCACTGGCTAAATAACCAGAATCAAAACGAAAGCCTTCTACCAAATCTAAGGTCGTGTC